GATACATCTCTAACTCGACGCCTCCAGCGGCACGCGCACGCGCGATGCCGTCCGCTCTCCAGCCGAGATCGCTCATGCCTGGACGGTCGGCGGCGTGACATTCAACGGAAGCGGTGGCGTCGGATTCATCAGCTCACGCATCAGCATGTCGCCGGCGCGCATCGCCGCGAACCTCGCGATCTCCGTCTGGCTGTAGCCGAGCTGCGACTGCGCGGCCTCGAGCGGGATCAGCCCCTCCGCGTACTGCTTGATGACGGCGTCCGTGACGACGGCCATCGAATCTGTTTGCGCGTCCGCCCACACAACCTCGGAGTCGACGGGCGAGTCGGGCTCGCCGGCGAACCGACGGGCGAGCCGGATTGCCTCCTCGAGTCCTTCACCGAACGGCCGTTGCTTCCGCTCGACCTTCTTCACGAGTCCGGCCTCGGCGGCGCGCAACGCATCGCCGGACGGCTCCTGACCTTCGGGGAGCAGGTAGTGCTTCGGCATCCTGGTCGTGACGGCGATGTGCGTGACCTTCTGCTCGATCGCCTTGATGTACCCGGTGAGGTCGGTCGCGGAGAACTCGCCGAACTTCACCTCGGGGTTCTCCGAGACCCATAGCTTGTCGATCGCGACGTCGAACGGCTCCTTTGGCCGACCCTTGTCGTCTTCCATGATCGTCAGGCCGACAGCCCAGCGCTGCTTGTGCGCACCGAAGTAGCCGGCGAGGGCGAGCAGGAAGAGGAAGCCGTTGATGGCGTTCTGGATCCGGTACACGTCGGCGAGTTCGGACTCGCCCTCGCAGAGCAGCCTTGGCCGGTTCCGCAACGGGATGATCGGGACGACGCCGAGTGGGTTGGGGACGAACTCGTCGGGCAGTTCGACCCAGCGCGGCTTCTCATCGGACGCAGACGTGCGCGTTTTCGAATCGATGATGTCGGACGCCTTCGCCTCAAACTTGTAGATGCCGTTGGGCAGGTACACGTTCGCACGGCGCATCGTTGTCCAGTCGTCCACCCACATCTTCAGGGCGGACGCGCGCCTACGGAAGTTCGACCCTGGCAGATAGCCGACAATCGTCTGCGTCGGATCCTCAACCGCGATCGACGGGTACGGGTCGCCCGCCCAAACAGACAGGTAGGCGCAGCCCTTCACGAGCGCCTCGACGAACGCCGACTGAGACTCGGCATCCATCTGGTTCGCCTGCCAGATCGCCCACGACGGCTCGTCAGACTTCGCGTCCGTTGCCGCGCTGAGCCGGAACCCAGAGACGATCAGACGTTCCTCGACCGCGTCGACGACGAGCCGCATGAAGTTCGAGCGGGAGTCCTCGAGTAGCTGCCGGAACTCGTCGCGCATCTTCGAGTTGTGCGACTTCGTCAGGAACGGCAGCGGATGCCGACCGGAGTAATAATCGTCCATCAGTTGCATCGGTGCCTGCCGGGTCGCGAGCTCCGCTGACAACTTGTTCAACCACCAGAGAGGACTCAACGGTGCGGGATTAGGCGCTGACACTACGCCGCCTTCGTGGCCGGCTATTCTCCGCCTGTTCCTTCGGCGTAGCCCAGCGGCAGTTGTCCGGCTCGTAGTTGCCGTCATTGTTGATCCGGTCGAGCGTCAGTCCGTCTGGCCGCTCTCCCATGTCCGCGAGAAACGCCTCGAAGCTTGCACGCCAGCGCGCGCAGATCTTGACGCCTCGGCCGCCGTAGTTCGGGAAGTGGCCGTTCTTTGGATCGAGACAGCGCCCCCTCATTGCGCGCCAGGTCTGATATGTCGCGGTGATCATTCCGCGACGCGCATGGCCGTGCTTGGGGTGTCCATCAGATCGGCAGCCGCAGGCCAATGTGCGCCCGCTGCGCAGGTTGTGGCCGCTGATTACCTTCAGGTGCCCGCAGTCGCAGCGGCATTGCCAACGCGCTCGCTGATGCTTGTCGAAGCCGACATGAGCCAGCGCCACGAGCATCCCGAACCGCTGCCCCGTCATATCAAGTACAGCCATTTCACGCTCCTACTCTTGAAGGCGTGGGAAAGGAGCGGGCCGAACCCCGCGTGAGGCTAAAAACCGAAGGAGCGGTTGGGCTTCGACTGATCGGCGCCGGCGGCGATCGCGTCGGACCGGGCCTCCCACGAGAGGACGGCGGCCATCGCGCCGTCGATCTTCCGGGGTGAGTCGGGACGGTCTTTCGCGAGGCTGTGCATCTGCCGATGCTTGTCGTCGAACACGTTCATCGGGTACTTAGCTGCCTGGTTGAAGTGGCGCGTGAGTACCTTCTCGCCGCTGTAGCTCCAGTCGCCGGCGGCGATCGAGTCGGTGAAGCTGCGCACGGCCCAGCAGATCTGCTTCTGACGGTTCGTCAGCCAAGGCAGAATCGTTTTCTGGCCCCAGCGGCCCTGCCACTTCTCGAGGAGGTGGTCGATCCATTGAGGGTCGACGTAGACCCGCCAGACCTTGTACTGGTCGAACGCGTCCTGCATCGCGCCGTCGATCTCGTCGAACGGATGCTCGTAGTCGTCGGGCGCATGTTCCGGGCGCTCCCAGATGCCGAGCGGCCACTGAAAGCCGGTGGCGACGTCGGTCGCGACGATGCCGAGTGCGTCCACGAAGCGTGCGCCGTCAACGCCGATCGTGATGAGAGATTTCGCGTCGGCCTCGTCGCGATCCGTGTCCTTGCGCTTCTCGACGAGGCCCGGTGCGAAGGCGGCGTCCTCGCCGGCGAGCTTGCGGTTCAGGAAGAACCGCTCGGCCTGTGACGCCTCACCGCGCGCGATCAGAGCAACGATGTCTGCGTCGACGCGGTCGAGATCGACCCACCAGGAGTCGCCGTAAACCTTCTTGAGCATCCGACGCCGTTCGACCTTGTTGCGAACGGATCCCGCGCCGGGGTCAACGTCGTCGTGGTAGACGCCCGGCTCGTCAGACTCTGCGGTCAGCTGTGCGACGGAGTTCTCGCGCGGATCCCACGCGTTCCCCGTCTCTAGGAAGCGGCCGCCCATGCCTGCGAGGTTGCGCCGCTGGTTGTCGGCGAGCATCCGGCCGCCGTTGCGCTCGAGCCACGAATGACCCTCGTCCTGCAGCGCCGCGGTCAGGCGCTGGCCGAGACGTGACCTTGCGGACGAGGTGACCGGTTCGATGCGGCCGCCGCCAGGAAGATTGATTCGGGTCTGCCCCGTATCGGGGATGTCGGCATGGATCGAGCCGAGCTCGATCATCGGCTGCAGTGCGCGCCAGACGTTTGCGGTCTGATCCTCGGAGACGGCGGTGACCTGAATCCACGGGGTAGCCCACGGCCGGCCGACGGGTTCGCCGGTTGCGTCCCAACCGTCGAAGAGCACGGGTCCTTCAGCGTCGGCTTCGGCGCAGATCCATGCGGCAGCGAACGGGCCCTTGCCCCACTTCTGAGGGCGGACGAGCTGCCCGCCGCGGAAGAAGACGAACGGCAGCTGCCAACGATTCGCGCGCCGGTCGAACTTCGTGTGCGGGTTGACCCGGTAGAAGTGGAGGAGGAACCTCAGCTGCTCATCGGTGAGTAGGTAGGGCTCGCCAACATGGTCACCGTCGGGGATCGCGCACTTCGCCTCGATGAGGTCGGCGACGGAGTAGCCCAGCGTCGGGAACGACTGGCAGGTCGAGCAGCGTCCGTCCTTCGTCCACTTGACGCTGCCGCAGTCGCGGCACCGCGGCGCCGCCACCGGGCTTAGACCGCCCGGAGTCTGCGCACGTTCGAGGGCTTGACGGCTTCCTCGAGCGACTCGCCCTCGTCGGCGAGCGGGACGTTCCACATCAGCGCACGGCGGGCCTTCGGGTTGAGTCCGAAGCGATCCTTGAGCTGACGGATCTCGGCGTAGTGCTCGGCGCTCTTCTTCGGGAGCTCCATGAGGTCACCGAGGTAGAGCAGCTCGAAGACGTCTGACTCGAGCCACTGCGTCGCCATCGGCGAGCGCCAGATTGCTGCCCACCAGTCCTTCGTCGGCTTCGACCACTTCGGTCGAGCGACCGGCTTCTTAAAGGTCGGCGCCGTCGGGAGCGACCGCCAGTTCGGCTGGTCTCTGTTCCGGCGAACGCGTTCACCTGGTGCCTTCGGCGCAGGGGCCATATCAACCTCCGGGTTGCGGAGTAACCGCCCGAGGGCGTGGGGTCGAGCAGTTGGGAGCGGGCCGAGGTACTGCCCCTCGAGCACCAGGCGCATGAAGCCCGGGCAGCCGCTTGGCAGCCCGCATGAAAAAGTGTTGTCACCACAGGCGGCGTAGACCCCTGGGATATGTACAGGACGGCAGCGACTGTGCCCAGCGGTCTTTCGAGGTCGTCTCTACTCTCCCTACCCCAGGGGTAGGAGC